TCTACTCTTGTTTATTACTAGCACCGAAATAAAACGATATGACTGCACTTGCCAAGCCACCAAGATAACCTAGTACAAGGTTAATCAACGCTTCTGAGTTCTGCTCTGGAGGCTGAAGCGTGACTAAAAATATGTAGCCCATAAAACCACCAACAACAGTTATTCCCATTATGCGAGATGTCCAATCTTTTGAAAACTTTCCTCTTGCATCTTGTATATCTGCTGTTTCAAGAGCAAACAAATCAACATCTAGTTCTTTCATCTTAACATCGAACTCTGCATCAATCTTTTTAAGTTCTGCTAGTTGTTCAGGTGTTGCAGCTTGTATAGCTTGTTCTATTTTCTTAGGTGTAGGTTCACATCCTAATGCGTCAGCTACCATCTTAGATGCCATTGATCCCATCGGACCACCTAATGCAGTACCTATTGTTGGAGCTACTGCGCCAATAATTCCTTTAACGCTTTTAAGTAAATTGAAATTCATTTTTATTTTCTCTCTCTTTTAGTTCATCGGGTGTAAATCGTATGTCGCTTCCTAATATAGTTTCTACAGATTGCATAGCTACTTCTAAAGGCATTTCTGGCATACCTACTAAGTGTGCTTCTAATAGTTCTTCGTATACTTTTCTAAACTTGTCACGCTTTATCCATGCTAAGTCTTGTTTAGTTCTCATCTTACAATCTATTCGATAAGCTCTGTCAAGATCATCTTCAAGATACATAATTAGTATATCATCCGTTAACAATCATCTGCTCCAGCCTGTCTGATCTGTTACCTACTTGTCTAGCCCACTTACTATCAAGCATTTGCTTTCCAGCTTCTTCCCAATCTTCTGCTTCCATAGCAGCTAGGAATTTTTTAAAGTGTAGAAGTTTTGTCAAGCCTAGATTAAATACCATATTAATGATAGCGCGTTGTCTGTCATCTGTTAAACTAGGAAACCATTTAAAAACTTTAGTAGCTTCTTCTTCACAAATTTTTATATCGTTGGCAAGAAGATAGTCTGATTCATCCATAGTTATACCACGCTCTTGAATATTTCTACCTACACCTAGCGTAAGAAAACCTGCCGAGCATTTGTATGGTCGTAGCTCTACACCTTCGTCACGTTTAAGCTCTTCAATTAATTTTGTTTTATCCATACATGTTCCTTTGTTTAAGTTTATTTACTAAACCACCTTTACGATAACCATAAGTAGGAAGTCCTTCTGCTAATATTTTTTCTTTCATCTCAGGTGTAATTGTTAAGACGTTAACTTTACTTGATGCATTATACTCCTCCCATCCCGGAAACATCCTGCTGCCAAAAACATCCTGCTGATCTAAATTGCTTTTCTCAAACTTACCGCCATACTTCTTAGCTAACTTTTTTAAATGCTTTGGTATTTGCACATCATATATTTTTATGTATTTATCTTTACTTGATTCAGAGTATCTATTAACCATTACCTCAGAAGAAGAAAAAGAAATAGCGTCTTTATCTTCTCTAACAGCTTTAAGTAACCATTGTTTAACTCCTAAAAGTTCCCAATCTTTTTGTAAAGGATAGTCTGGTACTCCTTTTTGATCTTGTAACAGTATTTTAACACTATCACCTAATTTATGTATATCTTTACCTAACGCTTCAACAAGCCTGTCTTTAGTTTCACTACCATAATGAGTTGACCATAGTGGATCATTAAGTATGTTGTCAATGTAGTAGGACTTTTGCGTTGGAGCTTGAAAATCTTTTAGCTTAAATGTATCTAATAAAGTTTTATAAAATTCATCATAAGGAATTCTTCCCTTGATCCTCTTTCGATTGATATAACCTTTTTCTTCTAACGCTAACTCAATGTCAAGACGTTTTTCCTTGCTTAATAAATCTCTATCTTCTAGAGCATTTAGTACACTTTGTCTATATTCCTTGCTGTCTTTTACCTTAACAAGACTTGGTTTATATATTTCTTCACCTTGAAGACGGTTGATCCCTTTTGTGTTCCCCTTGATCTTTGAATCAAGATTAACAATATCTCTAAGTTCAAAAATAAAACCCCCTATATCTTCTTCTTCTGGAGGTGTTATAAGTGGAAAGTCTTCCGGTGAACGAGCCGGTTTAGGAACACTTTCTGACGGCTTATACCTATCTGTCAATACCCTAATTTGTAATTCTGGTGTTGACCGTACCTTATATTCTCGAGGCTGCATAATTAATTCATATTTAACTTGATTTGGTTTACCTGTATAATTTTTAGAACTTATGCCATCTAACAATTTAGATACTTTATCCTTTTCTTTCTCTACTTCTTTTGGCGGTGGTTTGTAACCAACTTTTTTAGCTCTTGTGTCTAAATCATTTTGCACTTCATCTGCATGTTTAGATAAAGTTCCGTCTTTTAATTTTCTATCTCTTCCAAGAATGTGCATTAGTTGATTTTCAGAATCAGGATTAAAATGTCCTACTCTATGTTTTTGAATTGCGTTATCCCAGTTAATTGAAACCTCTGCATAATTTTTACCGCCCGGCAAATTGTAATCAATAAAAGTTTTAAAGGCTTTAGCTTTCCCATATGTTTCTACAGGTTTAGATCCTACTTGTTTATATTTTTCTTTAGAAACAATCTCAACTGGTATATCAAGTCCTCGAGATTCATTTATTATTTGTTTAAAACGTATTTTTGCTTCGTTTAAATCTTTAGGAAAATTCATAGTAAAGAAATTTCCTTTATAAAAAGCAGAATAACCGTCTGTTTCGTTACCGTAGATAAACGATTCACCAAAAGGATCATCTATAAAATTAATTTTTTTATTATTTTCACTCGGAAACATTTTAAAAATTTCTTCTTGGGTTATATCTTTCATAGGAAAAGCTCGATGTCCTGATTCTCGTATCATAGCTATAGATTCTTCAAGTGGAACGATGTCTTTATCGCCTTTCATCAATTCAGATCGAAGAACTTTACTCAAATTTAGTGATGAAACAGAAGCATCTTTAGGATTATTAAAAGCTACATGTTTAGTCATTCCTGTAGGAGTAAGTTGAGTTTCTCCACTAACTTGTATTTCTTTTTTAGAAATTTCAGGAAGAGCATCTATAAGAGAAACATCTGGATTATTTTTTAAATAATCTACAACTTCTAATCTTTCAATTTCTCTAGGTTTAATTCCTTTCTGAACTGCTTTTGGACTCGTTACAAAATCTATAGCACCTTGACCTTTTAAGTCTTTAGTTGCGTATGTTCGGATTGCTTTTAATGTAGGAGAAAATAATTTTGCGCCCACTTTACTTACTAACGCACCTGCCATATATTGTTGTCTTATTTCTCCACCAGTAGCTGCTTGTCTTCTTTCTAAGCTTCCTAATATTCCTTTTTTGTACGCTTGTCCAGTATACGGATTAGTTCTTTTTGAAGGATCATCTTTAACATTTAAAACAGGATTGTTAGTGTCTATGTTTACAGAAAATAAATCTAACGTATCATCTTCAAGAAAAGATAAAGAAGGTAACTCGTTTAATACCTTACCACCTTCTGCATAGTTTTGTCTGTAAGATTTATTATAACTACGTTCATATTTTTTTCTAGGAGAAGTTTTTCCAAACATAGATTCTTTTAAAGACTTGTCAAACTTTCTTGCTCCCTCTGTTATGTTATCGTAAGGAGTCAAACCTGTTAAGTTTTCTAAAACATTCTTAGAAGCATATCCGGGAAGGTTTTTAGCAAGAGTTTCAGACAACCCTCTACGATAAAAAACTGATCCTAAAGTATCATCTAATATAGGACCTCCTAAAGTTAACAATGAAAGAGCAGGGTTTTTACTGTACTCTAAAGAATTACTAAACCTAACACCGTGTTCTAAAGGACCTAACAAACCTACTCGTTGTATTGCTTTTTGTATAGTCTTTTGAGGATCTTTAAAATATTTTTCTCTTGATTCGTCTGATCCTCTAACATAGTTTAATCCTAAAGCAGTTCCTGTCATTAAAAGTGTAGCACTTAAAATTTTAGGAGCATTAGCTGCAGGATTAAGAACAAGTTGTCTTGCATAGTTTTTTAAAACTGTATTAGAAAAAGCAGTAGGGTAGCCTAAAAATTGAAACAATATGTCTACTCTAGGATTAGATTGAATAATAGGTTTAATAGCTTGTTCTCTAGCAGGGTTAAGTATGACTTCGTTAACAAATCTTCCTGCTCCTCTTATTAAATTAACTTGATAAAACTTTTCACTATCTGTTAATTCTGAATAAGCTTTACGAGCATCGGCTTGTTTTGCTCCGTCATCAACCCATTTAATTCCTTGTTCAATATCTATACCTAAATCAAAAAGTTCTTCTTTATATCTTCTAAGTTTTCCTGTTGCTTTAAATATATCTGTACCTGCTTTAGAAGCTTTGTGAAGCTCTTTTAAGTTAGATCTTATTAAATCTTTACCAATGTTAAAACTTGCCAGCTGAACCATTTTTGTCCATTGAGTAAGTAAGTTAGCTTTAAAAAATCCTCTTGCTCCTTTTTTAACCCATTCAGTTTGCATACCTTCGCCTGCTAGGTTTTCAACACGATCAGCTAAAGCTTCTTCTACAGCTAAAAAAACTTTGTTCATCTCGTTAAATACTTCTGGCTGACTTAAGTTGTGTTTATCTTTTAAAATTCTAGGTATTTTTTTAGTAAAAAGTTCTCCTGCTTCACCCATAGATTTTAAAAGTTCTTGAGTATATCTATTAGGTTTCCCTTTTGTTAAAGGAATAAAAACTTCTGACATACTTGAAAGAGTAGCTAACGGAAGATGAGCTACTTGTTGAGAAAGTTTAAGAGTATCATAAATACCCTGACCTAAATCAGATTGATAATAAGTTAAATCTCCTGTTAAAGTTTTAAAAAGATTTACAATATTATTTCTTTCTGTTTTCGTTAATCCTCCTTTAACACCTTTTGCTATTAACTCTTGATTTAAAGGATTAATCCATTTTTTTTCAAACTCATTAAGTGCGTTAGTATTACTTGTTATTTTATCTAAACCAAATGCTTTTTTTGATTCAATGTTTCTTGCTGCTTTTGCATAATAAGCATGAGATACAGCATGTAAATCATTAATTAAAAACTCTTTAAAAACATTTTCATCTTTAATATTAAGAGTTCTTTTACTTGTTAATATGTTGGCAGTTTCTCCATAAAAAATATTTGTACTATCCATTAGTTTTGCTATAACTTCATCAACATTATCAGGAGAAACAGCGTTTTCTTTTAATAATAATTCTTTAAACTTTTCAGGATTTTCTTTTATTACTTTTCTATTCCAACTTATAGGAAAATAATTTTCAACTCTTCTTTGTGGAGATATAAGTTTATTTTTAACAGCATGATTAAATATAGTATCATAAAACTTTTTGAGATTGTTAGCAACTACAATCTCAGCCATAGTAGCACCTTTTTTAGGTCCTCCTCTTAAAAGACTAATTACACTTTGTTGTTGTGTATCAGTCATAACACCGTTTTGTTTAGTATATAACGGAGAAATAGCTTGTTCATACATTAACTTATAATTACCAGTTCTCCAATTTATATTTTCACCAAAACTAAATTCAAGAGGTTTGTTAGTACGATTAAAAAATTCTTTACCTGCATCGTATCTAATAAGTTTACGAAGAGCATCAGCAATAGGAGAAAACTGTGCCATTGTATTAAGTATAGCTGTAGGTTTACCTATTGTTCTTGCAATAATTTTATCTTTTCTAGTTCCTAACCTATAAGCAGCCATACTTCCTACTTGTTCTAAGTATTCATCATCAGTAAACTCACTAGCTTTTTTAGAATGAACTATAGCTAATTTTTGTGCGCCTGCACCTAGTAAGCCACCCATAAGAGTACCTAAAGCAGTACTTCCTACTAACTCAGGAGTAGAGAATAGCTTTCTTATCCCTGTATTAACTTCAGTTTCTTGTCTAAAATAATTATCAAGTCCTGTCCAACCTCCTGCTTCTGCTGCAGTAACTGCTATCGCTTTGTTAGTTTGATTTTTAGCAAGCTGTTTTAAACCTGTAGAAGCTCCTTTTGCTAACGATGCCCTTGTTAGTAAAGTTGCTCCTCCAGTTATAGGAGAAGATATAACAGCAGTAAGTAAAGTAGGATCAGTAACTAAATCAATTCCTATATCTTTTGCAGCTCCTAAATATTGTTTTAAACTTCCTGTGTCTGCTCTGTCAAATCTTTTTCTTAAGTATCTATAGTCAGCTTTTTGTTCAGGAGTAAAGAGTTTACTTTCAGATGCTCTTTTAAAACCATTATATAAATTATAATCAGAGTCTCTTAAATACTCAAAAATATCATCAGAATTTTCTCCTACCGAAGTAAGAAATCTTTCTGATTTTTTTTGAAACTCGTTGTCCTGTTCTAAAGTATCTAAAGTTTCTCTAAATTTTAAATTATTATTTACAGGTTTTAAAAAAGTTTTACGGTATTCATTTAAATTCATATTGAACTCTTATTTATTTATAAGGTATGTGCTTTGTATCTCAGCATATTTTAAGAAATCATAATTTAGATTTTTCAAAGCTTCTAATTCAGTAGGATTGTCTGCAAACCATTTCATAATTTTAGGAAGCTCTTCTACGTTATTTATATTATATATTCCTCCACGACGTTTTTTATTAGTTACATCAATTCCTTTTGAGTTCCAAAAGTCAACTACTTTTATAGCTCTTCCAAAAGTTTCAGACATTAATGCTTTATATTTTTCTGGAGATAATGCTTCTTCTAAACTTTCTCCTTCAGGTATTTCTGAAATTCCCGGTAACAACGTAAGCCATGTACTAGGAATAGATTCTCTATCTTTATAATATGCTCTAGTTCTTTGACCTCCTTCAGATATTCCACTTTCAACTTTAACTACTCCTCGTTTAAAGTTTTCAATTTCTTTTCCAATAATATTAAAATCAGGAGATTGTGTCATAAAAGACATACTTCCTGCAAATGTAGTATAAACAGTTTCTAACTGCGATATAATTTGTTGCTCTTTAAATCCTTCATTATCATTTGCTCTTGTATCGTCAATAGCTCTTCTTTTACCTACATCAACTAAAAATTCCATAGATGCTTGGGTTTTTTCGTTTTTTGTTACAAAAGATTCAAGAGGTTGAATATTCAGTCCTTCTAATTTTAAAGAGTTTCTTAATTCTGCTTCGTTCTCTTCGCCTAGTACTAATATATTCATAAACTCTGTGATTTCTTTTTGTAAATCATTATCGTTTGTTGATCTATTTATTTCAACTACATCAAAATACATCTCTTCTTTAATATTTTTAAATTCTCTATCATCTCCAGTTTCTGCAGCTTTACTAAGTTTGTGTTTATATATATCAACTTTACTAGGAATATAGTTTCTACCTTCTGATTGCCTAGTAAAATATATATCAGCAGCCATTTCAAACATATCAACATTGTTTAATTGTTTTAAAGAAATATCTTCTCTTTGCAATGTTTTTTGTGTTTGTAATATTTTTCTTAATAAATAGTTTTTAGCATCTCCTTCTTCTCCTATTTCAGATAAAGCAATTTGATCATATCCTTTAGATATAGAAGAAGAAGACTTAATATAACCATTAAAAATTTGACTTCCGCTTGTCATCTCTGCTTCTGATACAGTTGTTGGACCTCTTGAATAAATATCTCCGTAGTTATTATTTAAACTTGTAGCAGCAACTTTCTGGTTATTATTATTTAAAACTTCTATAAGGTTTTCAAATTCTATAGCATGGTTTTTATTATCAAATTTACTTAAATATCTTTCTATATTTCCTTGAGAAGTTGTCCAAGTATTAAGAATACCTTTTTCTTTTTCTTTAAGTTTAAATTTAAAACCAATTAAACTTTCATTTGATGAAGAATCATATTGATTTACAATTCTATTAATAAGATCTTCTTCTCTAATATTAGGTTGTTTAGAAATAATATTATTTTTTATTTGATCAATAACTGATATATCAAAACTATCAAATTTTTCAGGATTTATTCTTTCTAGTAAAGTAGTTACGCTATTTAATATAGTACTCTCGTTATATTTTCTTTTTGGATTATAAACAGCTTGAAAATTTTTAGTTTCTATAGGAGCATAATTTAATTCTGAAGCTTTATCTAATTCTTTTATTTTACTTAAAATAGCATCCATTTGTAAAGATGTATCGTTATTATCTCCTTTAACTTTTTTCATAAGAACAGAAAGAGAATTTAAATTTTCAGGACTAAGATTTTTCTTAACTGTAGAATTTATAATACGATCAATTTCTGCAGTAACTTCTTCTTCTGTAAGTTTTCCTATATCAGAAGCTCCAGAAAATTTAACATTATATTTTTGTCTTTCAAGATTAGATTGATTGTTTATATACTTATCATATTTATTAAAAGCTTCTGCCTCATCAAGACGATTAGGAATTTGTGAAGAACGAGTTTCAGATAACCATCTTTTACTAGCTAAGTCTGTAAAATAACCATCTAAGTCATCTCCCCATTGAGTTTTTAATTGCTCATCTCTTGCAACTATTCCTGTTTTTTCTCTAAAATTAGCAAGTAAAGAAGCTCTTATAGGAGTAGCTTTTGTTTGAAAATCATCTGTTTCTTCAAGAAGTTTTTTTCCTATTTTATAATCTGCAAATTTTTTAAATAATCCTAATGCTCTTAACGTACCTGCACCTTTAAAAGATCCTCTTTGTTTTCGCAATAAACTTTTTCCTATATCGAAAGCACTACCTTTTCTTTTTTTTAAATAATCGTCTAAAACACTCATGCTCTCATCTCCTGTTTTCCTAGTAAGCTAGTAGGTTCAATAGCTTCTTCTTCAATTTCTTTAGGTCTAGCTTCAAGTAAACTTGGAGGAGGTTCTACTGTTTCTAAAAGTTCTTTAATTTTTGGATCTATTGTTTGTGCAACTTGTTCTTTATTAAAAGCACTAACAGCACGTTGTAAAGTTTTTATTTGAATATCAGGATCAACATCATTTTTATTATCTTCTAATTCTCCTGAATAAAGCTTATAATTAAAAATACCCGCTTTTTCAACTAAACCAATTATAATATACATAGTTGGTTCCATCAATAATAACATTAAATCAGGGTTCCATTTTCCTTGTGTAAAACCATGATATAAAATAACAGATGCAACGTCAGCTACAGGAACACCATCTGTAATTGACATCACTAAATTTAAATAAGTTTTTTCTTCAATTAAAGATTGTAATATAAATATATTAGCGTTATTTACAGTTGTAAACTCAGGAGGTTGTTCCCATTTATAAGGTTGTTCTGGAGAGTTAGTTAGTGACTGTCCTGCAATCGCTCTTCCTTTTGCATTTTCTGCCGCAAACATTTCTAATCCATCTGTAGGTACTGCCATTTAATTCTCCAATAAATTATACATAAAGATTTGCGCCAATAGGTTGTTGCGCCATAATATTGTTATATGTTTCTGAACCAAAAGTTGCTCCGTTCATAAACTGATTTATAAAATCATTTGAGTTTGTTGTTTGAAAACCTGCTTGTTGAAACTGTCCTCTTAAATCTTGAACATAGTTAGAAGATGCAGCTACCGTTTCAGGAGTTTGTCCTATGTTTCCTTTTTTTAAGTAATCTTGATAATCTCTAGCGTCTCTACCAGTTATAAAATCTTCAACTGTTTGAACTCCTGTATCAGTAACAGTTTTTTTAACTTTATCTTTAAAACTAACAGGAGTTTGAGCAGATCCTTCAATAATTTGTTTTGTTGCTTTATTTAAAGATGATTTATCAGATACTGTAGAAGTGTCAATTACTTCTGCAACAGGTTTAAAATCTTCAACCTTAACACCTGTTGGACCTTTAGAAGTTATAACAGGTTTTTTAATCCATTCCCATTCTCCTTTTCTACCCATTGAATCTGTTTTTTGTTCAAAATTATATTTATAACTAGAAGGAAGATTGTTTAAATTATTTTCTGAAAAAGCTGCATAGTCTTCCATTCTTATTCTATTTTCTAAAGTTGGAAATGCATCAGAAGAAAAATTATATCCTTTTTCAATTTCTGCAACTGTACCAAATCCTCTTTCACTCATCTGTTCAACAAACATTTTACCTCTACCTGCGTTTTCTCCAAACTCAGTAAGTTTACCGTTGGCAAAAAGATCAGTTTTACTAAGTTCTAATTTTGCTAACTCTTCATTACTCATAGAGTTCCAGTATTCAGTAATATCTTCTTTATCTGCTAAAGGAACATTACCTGCATCTATACCTATCATTTGTCTTGCTCTATCAATAAACTTATCAAGACCTTCCATAGCTTGACCAACTCCGGGAATTTTCTTTAAAGTATTAGTTA